GCCATTATCAATGTAGTTGGCTATCTTTCTTTTTTTAGCCTCTGACAATATCCTTTTGAATTGTATTTCTTTGTCTCCATTGTAATCATAAGCTTTTCGCCTAAGATTGTGTACTAATTTTTCGTAATTCATAGTCTCTGTGTTTTGATTTAGACAAATATAATACTAAATTTAGACATATCCAAATAAAAGAACAAGAATCCGTTATAACGGACTCTTACTCTCAAATGATTTTGTGATGCATCTACTTTGCCTATCCCAATTAGCACAACCTTGAAGAACTTTTATCTGCTCATCTTCGCTCATTCCACAACTTAGAACTTCTTCTAATAGGTCTCTCCAAGAATTTATATTCGGACAATCAATAAGCGATTGGATATACTTCTGAATCTCTCTGTTTTGATGCACCCATTCGTCACTCATCCTTTCTTGGTAGTCGTATTCATTTTCTTCTTTTCTTGGTAGTAGATGCCAACCATCTACAATGTACTTCTTCTCTAACTCTGCTCGTTTCATTAGTCTATATTTTGGTGTGTTAATACTAAGTATAACGTGTATACTCCAAATGGTAGTAGGTAAATGTATCCTACCTCTGTCGTGATGGCGAACAAGAATATTATCAGAATGTTTGCCATAATCAATGCGAATATTGTCACGTAGTCTAAAATTGTCTTCATCTTATTTATCGTTTTGTTTGAATGCTTCTAATGTGTTAGTGTAGTTAGATAGCTTCGTTCGTAATAATTTAATGGTATCACGTGTATCATCACATACATATGTGTTACACTCAGTCAATCTGTATTGGTAAAAATGCACGTCATCGTTTACCTTTTCCAACTCAGAAATGTAGGTCTTGGTAGATGCAATTAGCTTCTCCAAAGACTCTCTCTCAATAGATTTGAATTCCATATCAATCTGTTTAAATGGTTTCCGTTTCGTCCTTTTGGACTCATCAGCACAAGCACTCACTTGTGGACGGATGAGGAATCCGTTATAACGGACTCCCCATATGCGTCATCTTAAAGTCTCCGCTCTAAGGCTTCTTGTGTACAGATGGCTCAAGTTACCAAAGCGGTCAACGAATGGCTTTACTGCATGGTTGATTTTACGCGTCATCAACATCTTTCTGAAATGCTTTGACAACTCCATGACTTCAGATACCTTATCTGCATCGCCATTGTACATCATCATCAGAATTGGCTTCAGCTTGCTTAGAAGACCTCTATGCGTTCCGTTTGGCTTATTTACCGCGTAGTTAACAATCTCATACATCAATCTGTATCTAAAGTTCAAGTCAGCTACACTCTTGACTCTGCTCGGCAATCTAAACTCAATGCGATTGTCATCAATCCGACATACTTGGTATTTGTGGTGTGTGCTAACTCCATCCCACTCAGACCGACATACATCCATGAAGATGTTTGACTGACACCACGTTCTTCGCAATCTGAATCTGTATAGCGCGTAGATGATTCCACTAAATGGTCTAATTGCGTCAGCTAACTCTTCTCCGCTCATCCCTTTAACCGCTAAGTTAATGTGACCTCCACACTCTAAATCAGATGGCGAGAATTGGTCATCAATGACGTTCTTCGCTTCGCTGAACATATTGAAGATTTTGTTCCTCCAAACAGATTTGCCAATCAACGGAAGCACATTTGTGATAGCTTCAACACCGCAAGAACCATCAGTCTCAAAGTGACTAAGCAAAGCATATTCCTTGACCGCATTACGATGGAATGTGTTCTTCTCAATCTCAAAGCCAATAGTAAAACGCGATTCAATCTCGCCATCGTCAGTCACATTGGTAGTCAAATTCATCTCATTGTGAGGTAAATGCTTTAGGTCATATTGGAATGGCGTCTTATCAAACATGCGGTAAGGTAATCCATTGCGCTTTGCCCATCCGTAACTAAGCATTCGACCTCGGTGCTCATTGCCTTCAGTAGTGTAAGTGATTTGTGCATTCATAATTTAAGTAGTTAATGGTTTAAAATCCGTTTCGACATCTTAGTCTCATCAGCATAGGTCACTACCTATGGACGGAGCAGAAAATCCGTTATAACGGATTCTCTGCATCATCTTTGTGATTAGCTCCATCTCCCAAGCTCTACACCAATTCTTAATGAATCAGCATCAAATTCGTCGTAAATGTATTGAGGAACCTTGTCAGCATCTCCATCAATCGTCCATTGTGCATCGTCATATAACTTCACTACAACACCAATACCATCCTCGAACAACTGCCCATTGACAATGTAAGATTTAATGACTTTACTTGTAGTTTCTTCAGCGGTTGCTTCAGCAGTTGCTTCAGCAGATTCCTCTGTGCTTACTACTTGAGCATCGTCTCCGCTTTGCTCAGCCTTAATGAATTTGATAAGATTAGCGATTGAGCGCGATGCAGTTACATTACCCGAATTCTCCATGTTCGTACATTGTCGCTTGTATTTTGAGACGATGTTTTGGTCTTCCACAACTACCTTACCTACTCTGTTTTGGTCAGCGAAGAATGAATACTTCCATCCGAAGACATCCATTGCGAATTCCTCTTTTGTCATCACAATACCTGCATACTCAAAGCACTGCTTTCCTTCATGTGATTTAAACCATTGGTATGTTAGGTATACCTTTTTGGCTAACTTAATTTTCTTGTCGAATGCAGTCACGTCATTGGCATTCAATTCATTCAATAGGTCAACTGCGCCATTGAATTCTGCTACATTGTTTTCTAACAATTCAGCTAAATTTGTGTTTAATGTTCTCATAATCAATAAGTTAAGTAGTTATCGCTTGGGGTGTATCCCCATCCGCACTGCTAAGATACGTCTAATTCTCGTATAAAAAAACTATGTGCAGATTATTTATACGTTATTTTGACAGAATTTATACAAGCGCAGTAAATACGCAATGTGCAGCGCGGTGTATTTGGGGCAATTTATTTGGGGGGAATTCGGTCGGAAGGAGGTAATCCTTCTTCTCTTTCCATCTAAATGGGAAATAAATCCGTGATAACGGATAGTGAACAGCGGTTTACGTAGGTGGTATGTCCTCGTAAAATGGGGGGCGTATACGGGTATGTAGGTGCATAGGAAAACGCCAAAAAATCCATAGGCGCAGAACAAAACGACACCCCCACCCCCGAAAAAAAAATCGGTTTCCCTGACGCGCGCACACGCCTAGGCCGGCACATAACCCACAACCTACACATATCTAAAAATTTTTGTATCTTTACCCCATGTATGAGATAGAACTACAGAATAGAATTAAGATAGGTTTTTGCTTAGGCTTTGGTATATACCCAAACGATAAGGATTATAACTTCTCGGAGTACATTTTATATTTAGGATTAATTAGTATACACATAAAAATTTTCAGGGATGAACTATAGTGGATTAAAAGTAAAGGACGGTCGATTGATTAATGATAGACCAACAGGTAAAAGCGGAATTGAAGAGGCTTCAGAAATTCGCAAGGCTGTAAAGATGAATGAGAAGGCAAACATTGTTGCCAACGGAATAGAAAAAGCTGAAATGCGTAAGGATATGCGCAACATGTTCGGCAGATAATATCATTGTGTTTGATGGTTGAATTGATTGGGTAGTGACTTTCAATTCGTAAGAGAGGGGTTATCCCCTCTTTTTTTGTTTACACTATTACGATAATTGACATAAAGAGTTAATATTATGTTGTTTTAATGTTGTTATGAAAAAGCTAAGTAATTGATTACTAAGTATATTGATGATAATGTTAATTTTTATTCTATATTGTAGTGAGAAAAAAAAGAGAGAGAGAGATATATTATATATATATATATAGAGCGACCCTGACTCGTCATTTACATATTATGATATTAAAAAAGATTTACTATCTTTGTGGAAATCAAATCTAATAACAATGAATCAATCAGGATACACTCCAAAGGAGTTGCATTTCTCTGACGATGGTAGAGAGAAACTATTTAATGGTTTAGAGAAAATCACTAATGCAGTAAAAAGCACACTTGGTCCTCAAGGTAACACGGTGCTTATTGAATCACAAGAACATACGCAAGGGATGACAGTCACCAAGGATGGTGTAACTGTAGCGAAGTCAATTGCTTTGCTTGACCCTGTGGAGAATCTAGCAGTCAGAATTGTGAAGGAGGCTTCGGAGAAGACTGCTGTATCTGCGGGTGATGGAACGACTACGGCTATTGTCTTGTCTAACGCCTTGGTGCGTGCAGGGGAGAAGGTTATAGAGTCTAGCCATAACAAGACTGCTGTATTACGTGAGATGGTTGACCTTACTAATGTTGTTGTAGGTAAGCTTAAGAAGATGAGCAAGCCTGTTACTGACAAGAAGCTAGCTAGCGTTGCTACCATATCAGCTAACAATGACCCTGCGGTTGGTAAGATTATTGCTGACGTGTATAAGGAGGTAGGCTCAAATGGTATTGTTACGGTTGAGCGCAGTCAAACTGCTGAGACTTACTATGAGACCACTAAGGGTATTAAGGTAGATAGAGGGTATACCTCAAACTTATTTATCAATAACCATAAGAAGGACGAGTGTATATTAGAGGACACTCATGTGTTGGTTAGTGACGCTGAGATAAGTAACGTCCTACAGATTGAGAACGTACTCAAGCCTATCATCTCAAATAACAGCAAGCTACTTATTATTGCGCCGTGCTCTACTAACGTGGTAAATACGTTGGCCGCTAACGTAATGAAGAACGGGTTGAAGGTTTGTGTGATACAACCACCGAACTTTGGCTACAAGCAGCATGAGCTGATGAACGACATCGCGCTGTCTGTTGGGGCTACCTACTACAGTGAGAAAACGGGTGACGACTTAAGTTTAATTACCCCGGATGACTTGGGTAAGGCTAAGAAGGTTATCATTGGAAGAAACCAAACAATTGTCATCAAGGATGATGAGGTGGTATCAGAAGAATCTATACAAGAGCGTGTAAGTCAATTACAGGACGCTCACGAGCTTTCAATGAGTAAGGATGAGAAAGAGTTCATTCTCTCAAGGATAGCGTCTCTAACGGGCGGAATCGGCGTTATATACGTTGGTGGTAAGACCGACCTAGAGCAGAAGGAGCTGCATGACCGTGTTGACGATGCTGTATGCGCAGTTCGCTCAGCTACCGTTGAGGGTATACTACCGGGCGCAGGGTTGGCGTTGGCTAACATCGCTGACTCGTGTGATTGGAATAGCAATTGGTCTGATGAGAAGAAGGCTGCTTGTGAGATAATCTGTCACTCGCTTAAAGCTCCTATCAAGACAATCCTTGAGAACGCGGGTCTAAAGTATGACGAGGTGTACAAGGATGACTTTAAGAAGGGTTACGGGTACGACGTGAAGAATGACAAGTATGGTAACTTAATGACAATGGGTATTATTGACCCGATGAAGGTTACTAAGAACGCACTGCAGAATGCTGTGTCAGTAGCTGTCACACTTCTCAGTACTAATGCTATAGTGACAATGGCTCGTAGCTATGACACTAAGTAATGGATAACAAGAAGAAGACACCCCCAAAGGGGAATGTACGGTTTAACGTAAGCTTATCGGCAGAGCAGAAGAAGGCCAAGGAGAATATTATAGCTCACGCGTTCAGCTTTGTTGTAGGTAAGGCAGGGTCGGGAAAGACCCTCCTTGCTGTACAAGTGGCTTTGGATATGTTCTTCAAGCGTCAGTACAATAAGATAATCATTACTCGGCCAACCATCGCCACTGAGGATAACGGCTTCCTACCCGGCAACGAGAAGGAGAAGCTAGAGCCGTGGCTTGTACCTATCATGTCTAACATGAGGAAGGTATATAACAAGCCTGACAAGATAGCTAAGATGGTTGAGCAGGAGGAGATAGAGCTAGTGTCACTAGCACACTTCCGTGGGCGTACCTTTGACAACGCTGTGGTTATAGTGGATGAGTTTCAGAACCTCACCAAGGCGCAGTTGCGCATGGCACTAGGTAGGCTAGGGAAGGATTCGATAATGATTTTCTGCGGTGACAACCAACAGATTGACCTAGGGGACGTAAACAACTCAGCGATACAAGAGCTCGCAAAGATAAAGGATAGCACCCATGTGTTTAAGGTTATCCTAGAGGACAACCATAGGCACAAGGCTATTGACGATGTACTTAAACTTTTAACAGGATACTAAATGAAACCAATAGGGAAATATATTGCAATTAAGAAGGTTAAGGAAGAGATAACCACCAAGTCAGGACTACTTCTCTCAGGAGATGATGTCGATGGTATAAGATACAAGAAAGCAACAGTCGCTGAGTCGGGTACTGACGTAACTGTAATCAATAAGGGAGACACGATTTACTATGACAGTAGAACGGGTTACACCATGTTCATTGAAGACGAGCAGTTTACTATTATTCAGGAGCACGATGTCGTTGTTGTCGTATAGACTTATTTAGATTCTTTATAAAATTTCGATACACCTTATCGGTGTATTTAACATTCTTAGCGAACATAGGGTTTGCTGATTGGCTAGTGGGGATTTCTTCCCCACTTAGTTTTTTATAGATAGAGGTACATACCCTCTTAGCTTTGTATGACAGCACGTACACCGCTTTGGTAGGACCGTTACGTTTCCTGAAGGTTTGTATCCACCCCTTAGCATGTAGCCTGTCAAACCTTTTATCCTCCCAACTTAATAGCTCATCAAACTCATTGAACTTATCTTTAGTGAAGTAACCCTCTGAGTTTAGGAATAGTATAACATCAAGGTCTGATTGCGTGAGGCCGTACTTAGCTTTTATGAAGTATCGTATTACTCTCCAATACTTTAGGTAGTCATTTTCCATTCGATTTAATTTTGTAGATTTGTAATTACAAATATAGTAATTATGAAACAACCTAGTAAGCAGAATAAATTAACTAGAGTAAGCAGAAAGATAGAGTCCTTAAAGAGTAAGCTATCTAACCCTGATACAGCATCTTCTAAGGTAAATGCTTTAAGCGCAGAGCTTAAGGCTAATAAGAAAAAACTAAAGGACTTAAAGGGTGCAGGTGCAGGAATAGTTACATATACAGGGCCTAGAAAGAAAGGTTTTGAGAAATGGAAGCAGCAAAGGGCTAATGACCTAGCAAGTGTATGGAACGACACGTATGTATCTAAAAAGAAGAAGTAGATGACTAATATACCTGAGGGAACAAAATTTCACGGAGTAGCATCATTTGTAGATACCACCAACAGAGGTTCGGTATCTGCTAACGCTATGCGTGATGCGTACACCATCGAGGACATAGGCTCTGCTGTAGACACTTACATTATTGAGAACGGTATCACTAAGATGATACCATACTTTCATACGGTAGGACCGGGCACTACATCAACATACACCCAAAGCAATAACATAGTTGACCTAACATGGTCAGGGGGTTCAGGTACTCATACATTTATAATGCCTCCCGCATCAGAGATTCCTTATAGGGTTATACGTATTACCAACAACTCAACTGTTACATCTAATGACAAGGTTGACGTTACTGCGGCTGCAGGAGATACTATTGATGGGGTGGCCTACTACAGGCTCAATAAGCCCTACAACGGTGTAGCTATATGGTCTGACGGAACTAATTGGACAGTGATACAGGCTAAGTCAACTTAAAATAATTTTTAGCTATCTTTGTATAAAATAATAATATTATGAAAAAGCAAGGTTACAATTCAAGATTAGATGAGTCTTTAGGGGCTAAGAACGGTAAGAAGTCACAGTCAATGAAAGATAGGCGTGATGAGTCAAAGGCTATGTCAAAGAAAGACTACGGCCACGCATACGGCGGAGACCACTCAATGTCTTACGAGCACCAATGTATTAAGGACCGCAAAGTAGGAGCACACCTAGGAGCTATAATTAAAAAATAATATGAGAGACTTAGGATACCCATTAGCAGCGTCAAATTTTGACCCACCAAAAAAAACAAAAGGTAAATTAAACCCCGTAGCACCAAGGAGCACCGCTCCAAGGCCTACATATCTTAAGAACCCGACCATGAATAGTAAGGGAAATAACAGATATGACTTTCCAAAACTTAAGAGACTTTAGAAAAGTAATATGGCTACTAAGGGAAGAACAAAGAAGTTTCCTCAGATTAAAAAATCTAACGAGGGTAAGTTTACAGCTTGGGCTAAGAACAATGGATTTAACAGTGCATGTTCAGCAGCTAGTGCTGTAATGAAGAATACTGATAAATATACAGAGCGTGTTGTCAAAATGGCAAACTACGCTAAGAACTTTGGATGTAGCAGATAATGAAATCAAAAGGACTAGGAGACTCAATAGAAAAATTCACTCAGGCAACCGGTATTAAGAAGGTTGTTCAGCAGGTGGAGAAGGTTACAGGGAAAGACTGTGGCTGCGGAAAAAGAAAAGATACATTAAACAGGGTATTCCCCTATAACAAAAACAAATAATGGCATATCAAAGATTACAGGTCGGTAGAGCACTAGGTGTAATACCAAATGATGATGTTAACATACCTAATGTAGCTGCAGTAACAACAACGGGTACATCTACAACTCCTGCCGGACAAAACAGCATGAAAGACGTAACAGTTGGTGTTGATTTTGTAGCTCAAGGTGTTAAGGTTGGAGATATTGTTGTAACATCTGCAGGTTCAAGAAGAGTTCGTTCCGTAAGCACTAATGAATTACTGTTAAATGTTGAAGGCACAACTTCTGTTCCTAGCGGTACAGCATACACTATATACTCACAAGCTGACAACCCAAACAATGGTTGTACTCTTTATGTAGGGCTCGCGGGTAACCTAACTGTACAGACTGTTGGCGGTGACGTTGTTCAGTTCACGGGAGTACCTACAGGTTCATTTATACCTGTTCATGTTCTTAAGGTTATGTCAACAGGAACAGACGCTCAGAACATTGTAGCTCTTTGGTAGAATGATAGGAACGGGCAACGGCATAGGGATAGGTGCAGGTAATGGACTGCTATCAAATACTTGGGGCGCAGGAGAGGAGCTGTTTAAGGATGGTTACTTTGTTCATATTCTTGAGCAGGTAGGTGGTGACTTTTTAAGAAATCAAATTACCCAAGAACTTTGGCCTGAAGATTCTGAGAATAATCCAAATAGAGTGTTTAATTATTTTGATGGTACTATAGAGAATAAGCCTTATTCAGGTAATAGCTTTTACAATACACAAAGTAGCGGTTGGGTAAGTATTCAAACAACAGGAGCTCAAGGATGGGGCGGCGGTGGATACGCTGTTAAGAGCACACCTGTATCAGTTCCTGTATTTTTTTATAATACTACATTTAACTTTCATGTAGCCCTTAAGGCAACTCAAGATTTTGCATTTCAGTTAGAGTTAGGTGGGGTAAGCAATAGTCAAGCTATATTAACATTTGGCTCATCCCAAGGAGGCTCTGAAGATTATTATCTACCAAGAGACGGGAAGTGGCACTCGTTTGATATTCCTGCGTCAGTTATAACAGGAAAAGGTTACATTGCATCCAACCCCGGAAATATCGGCACAATAACAAACCAAGGATACCTAGCCTTTGTATTTCCAACTAATCCTGTTGGAGGCGGGCTAGGAATAGAAGTAGATGCAACATTTTTTTACAACCCTAATGGTTCAAGATAATGAATTGGGACACTAACACAACCTTCGGGGATTACGAAATTATTTACGTATGATAAATAAAGCGAAGAAAGAATCGGCAATAAAGAGAGCGGGTGTTAGAGGTTTGAATAAACCTAAAAGAACTCCGTCTCATAAGACTAAGTCACACGTAGTAGTTACAAACTGCAACGGTAAGATAAAGACTATACGCTTTGGTGAGCAGGGTGCTAGCACCGCAGGAAAGCCTAAGGCAGGAGAAGGGAGTAAGATGAGGGCTAAAAGAAAATCTTTTAAGGCTCGTCATGCAAAGAACATAGCTAAAGGGAAATGCTCTGCGGCGTATTGGGCTAATAAAACAAAATGGTAAGCTAATGAAATTAGGAAAGGATACAGATATTAGTTTAACCTTTGAATCCCTAGGAATGGTAGGGTTTTTTATATTTAGCCTAGTAGCAATGTGGTTTACTTTGCAGAATGATATAGCAGAAGCAAAAGAGTTACCTAAACCTACTGACCCTGAGATTACAAGGATAGAGTTTGATATGAAGGACCAATTGATTCGTCAGACTATTATGTCTACTCAGGAGGATGTATCGGAAATGAAGGATGATATAAAACTCATCAAAGAAAAGCTGTATGAATAAACTTCTACTTACGTTGCTTCTCTCATTGATTCCCTTAACAGCAAAGGGTCAATCCTCAATAGGGGTTGATAACTTTGATTGGGAGATAAGAAGAGGTGTAGTAGTAGTAGAGTTTTGGGCAGGATGGAATAGAGGTAACGAGATACTCTTCATGCATGAGTTAAATAATTGCAGGGCTTATAGGCATATAATAAGAAGAGATAGGTCACTTTTAGAAAGATTTAAAGTATCCGCAGCTCCAACACTAATAGTTTTTAAAGACGGAGAGGAGCAGTATAGGTTTGCCCCAAACATTATGTTAAAGGTAACCGCGACTAAAGAACAAGTACAATCAGCTATCAACGATTTATAATTAAAACAATGATTACCATTTGCTCATCAGTAGTATTATCAACAGTAATATTAAGCTACGTTTATTGTGGAGGAAGATAAGTTAAACATATCGGAAGGCTCTAAGATTAATCTAGATGTAAAAACTCTTATTAGCATTGTCGTAGGTATTGTTTCTATGGCAGGGATATGGTTTACGCTCACCGCTGAGATAGCTCAACTACAATTAGATGTGGTTCGCATGCAAGACGCTGTACACCTTAACGAAGAGTTTAGAATAAAGTGGCCTCGTGGTGAGATGGGTGCATTACCTGATGATGCGAAACAAGACTTAAGAATATCTTACCTTCAAAAAGAAGTAGATTATTTAAGAACAGTAGTTAAAGATTTAGAGATAACCCAAGCAAAAAATCAAGTAGATGAGATTAAGTAAGAACTTTGTATTGTCTGAAATAACACATAGCAATACAGCTAAAAGATTAGGAATAAAGAATGAACCTACGAAAGACCATCTTAAGAATCTCCAACTCCTTATCAGAGGTGTGGTACAGCCTGTTCGTGATGGGGTTGGTGCTATCAGGGTTAGTAGTGGTTATCGCAACCCGACACTCAATGAGGCGATTGGCGGTAGCTCTCGCAGTCAGCATTGTAAGGGTCAAGCGGTGGACATCCAACATTGGTCAAAAGGTCAGATGGATAATAAAAAAATTTACGACTATATTCTAGATAACGATATTGAGTTCGACCAAATGATTAATGAGTTTGATTACTCGTGGATTCATATATCTTACAGTGATACTAACAACCGTAAGCAGGTGTTAGAGGCTTATAAGGACGATAACAATAAGACGGCTTACAGACACCCAAGCGACAACATAAAAGCATTATGATAAAAACAATTATACAAAGTCTAGTAGGGCAAGCTACTAACATAATAGATGAGGTAGTTACTACAGATGAAGAAAGAATCCAACTTAAGCAACAATTTGAAAAGGTTGTTAAGGAGCATGAAAAAGATATGTTTGCCCTCGAGGTTAAAGACCGAGATAGTGCGCGAGAGATATATAAAGATGATGCTATTATACAGAAGGTATTAGCAATAATATTTACAGCAGCTTATTTCTTTTTGTCTTACACGATGTTTAAGTACTTTGTACTTAACACACTAGAGCTTTCAGATTACGAGATAGGATTTATTAGTACAGTGTTTGGTGCTATGAGTAGTAAGGTAAATACGATAATTGATTTTTTCTTTGGTGGCTCTTCAAAAAAGTAAACCATGAAAAATTAATTTGTATCTTTGCTGTACTAAATTAAATCAAATGAAAAAGTTAGAACAACAAGAGTTAGACACGCTACAAGAGTCTATGAAGAAGTACAATGAATGTAAGATGCAGTTGGGAGAAACTGTCTTACGTCAGCAAGCTTTAATGATGCAGGTTACAATGATTCAGAAGGAGTCAAAATCTTTCGAGGATTTATTGATAAAGAAGTACGGTCAAGACTCAGTGATAGATATGAAAACCGGGGAGGTAAAGCCTTCTGAAAAAAAATAAGATATGCCAAAAATTAGCACATACTTTAACTCACCACCCTTATTTACAGACAAGGTAATAGGTACTGTTACGACTAGTAATAATGAAACTAAAAACTTCAGTTTAGAAGATATTATGCAGAAGTTTAACAATTCTGCTGTACCTGCTACTGCAACATCAACAGGTATTAGGGGTCAATTTTCTTCAGACGCTACGCACTTGTATATATGCACAGCTACTGACACTTGGAAAAGAGTAGCTATAGCAACATTCTAGAGTCATGGATATTAGAAAAATATCTGTAGGCCCTGACTACAAGTCGGGAGCTATGCACTACCTTGTAGGGCAGGACATACTTAACAACTCTCACAAGATACACCTTATTCAGCAAGATAAAGATTCTCAATCTATAAAGGTTTGGATTCAAAGGGAGGACGAGATTCTTCTTTGGAAGGAGTTCAATTCAAATATGCCAATTTCAATCGAGTACAATATAAATTTTTAAGATGAGCGAAGACCAAAAAGATGCCCTAGAGCAACTTAAGAAATCAGAAGAGTCAGCAAAAGATACGTTTGATTCGTGGGTAAACAACTTAGAAGATAAAGAACAGCCTGATGCTTGCAGCATTGATGACGAGGACTGTGAAGCCTGTGGGTCGTAATGAAGTCTCCATTTAATTTTATTGTACGCCCTTTAGAAGGGAAGAGATATAACAACACCAAAAGCATTGGAGGTATGGAGTTTGTGGTTAGTACCTCAGAGGAAGACCATAAGTTCTCGAACCGAGAGGCAGTTGTTGTTGAGACGCCTGTAGGATATACCGGGAACATAAAGATTGGCGACACCTTACTAGTACACCACAACGTGTTTAAGTTTTACAACGACATGAAGGGTAGGCGTAAGAGTGGTAAGAGTTACTTTAAGGATGATTTATTCTTTGTAGATAACGACCAATTTTATTTATACAAGCAGGATGGTAAGTGGAATAGCCACGACAGGTTTTGTTTTATAGAGCCCATAGCTGTAGTAGAGACCTTTATAGATAAGTCGTGTAAGTACGAGCCGTTAATAGGACGCGTTAAGTACCCTAACGATTACTTAAAGTCAAAGGATATAAAGGAAGGTGACTTGGTTACCTTTAGCCCTGATAGTGAGTATGAGTTTAAGGTAGATGATAAAACCCTTTATAGAGTATTCGACCATCAGGTAACCATGAAGCTATAGTATGGAATCAAAAGATTTACGTAAAGAAATTATAGAGGCGGGATATAAAGCTGTTAAGCAACTAATTAAAGTTGCAAAGGAGGATATTATCAAGCCCGACCCAATGGATGAGCTTGCAGCGGATAAGTTAAAAAACGCAGCGGCATCAAAGAAGCTTTCTATATTCGATGCTTTTGAGATATTAAAAAGAATTGATAGCGAGCAGGAAACTTTAGATATAGAATCTAAGGGCCCTAATAGAACAGATACTAAACAAGGATTTGCAGAACGAAGGTCAAAATAACTTATATCGTGTTATCCCCGATTACATACCATCAAGGCCACTATCAAAAAAGAATGGTAGCCGAAGTTGGTTGTATGGGTACAACGAGGAGTATGACTTTGTAAACATTTCTAAGACAGGGCAGGTAGGTGAGGTTGTTGAAATTTCAGGACTACGAATAGGGTTACCGCCTGCACCTAAGGATTGCCATAAAAGGCATAGCGCAAAATCACAGCAGTATTGGGAGCGTCAAGAGTTTCCAAAAGAACTGCAGAAAATAAACTCTATATTTCAATGGAATGAGATGCCATCACCCTTTAAGGATAGATGGGTTGATTATATAGAGTCTGAGTTTGATAGAAGGGAGGAGGGGCATTGGTTCATGAATCATGGTGACCCGACCTACATAACAGGTTCACACTATATGTATCTTCAATGGACTAGTATAGATGTAGGTTATCCCGACTATCGAGAAGCTAACAGGATATTCTTTATTTTTTGGGAGGCATCAAAGGCTGATAAGCGTTCTTTTGGTATGACATACCTTAAGATAAGGCGTTCAGGATTTTCTTTTATGGGGTCCTCAGAAGCTGTGAACACGGGTACGCTAGCAAAAGATTCTAGGGTAGGTATACTATCTAAGACAGGTTCTGATGCTAAGAAAATGTTTACCGACAAGGTTGTTCCTATTAACAGTAGGCTACCTTTCTTTTTCAAGCCAATCATGGATGGTATGGACAAGCCAAAGACAGAGCTTGCCTTTAGAATTCCTGCGTCTAAGATTACTAAGAAGAATATGTACGACACTGAAGCTGAGGAGCTTGAGGGGTTGGACACTACAATAGATTGGAAGAATACGGATGACAACTCGTATGATGGTGAGAAGTTATTACTACTAGTACACGATGAGAGCGGGAAGTGGATTAAACCAAATAATATCTTAAACAATTGGCGCGTAACAAAAACGTGTCTACGTTTGGGTAGTAAGATTATTGGTAAGTGCATGATGGGCTCTACGTCAAATGCACTATCTAAGGGTGGTAGTAACTTTAAGAAACTTTACGAAGACTCTGATGTAAATACTAGGAATGCCAACGGGCAGACTAAGAGTGGTATGTACGCATTGTTTATTCCTATGGAATGGAACATGGAAGGTTTTATTGATAGATATGGGATGCCTGTATTTAAAAAACCCAAAAAACCTGTGTTAGGAGTAGATGGTGAGATGATAAGTAATGGGGCTGTAGATTATTGGGAGGCTGAGGTTGAGTCACTTAAGGGTGATGCTGACGCTTTAAATGAATTCTACAGACAGTTTCCTAGAACAGAGTCGCACGCTTTTAGAGATGAGAGTAAGTCATCACTATTTAATCTTACTAAGATATACCAACAGATAGATTATAACGACTCATTGATTACAGAGCACCACGTAACTCGTGGCTCATTTCATTGGAAGGGAGGGGTAAAGGATACTGAGGTTGTATTTAGCCCCGACACTCGTGGCAGGTTCTTGGTAAGTTGGATTCCTAATAAGAATCTTCAGAACAGGTCTGTAAGCAAGAGAGGTAATAAGTACCCGGGTAATGAGCATATAGGTTCATTTGGGTGTGACTCCTATGATATATCAGGAACTGTAGGCGGTAAAGGGTCTAACGGTTCTCTGCATGGGCTCACTAAGTTTAATATGGATGAAGCTCCTAGCAATGAATTTTTTTTAGAGTACATAGCTAGGCCACAGACCGCAGAGATATTCTTTGAGGAGGTTTTGATGGCGTGTATATTTTACGGCATGCCACTTCTTTGTGAGAACAACAAGCCAAGGCTGCTGTATCACTTTAAGAATAGAGGCTACAGAGGGTACTCAATGAACAGGCCTGACAAGGTATTTAACAAGCTCTCAAAAACAGAGAAAGAGCTAGGGGGAATACCTAACTCATCTGAGGATGTAAAGCAATCACACGCCTCAGCTATTGAGTCTTACATAGAGAAGCATGTCGGTATAGATATGAGTGGTGCATATAGAGATTCTGATGAGATGGGCTCAATGCCTTTTGCTAGAACTCTTGAGGATTGGGCTAGGTTTGACATTAACAATAGAACAAAGTTTGATGCTTCTATTAGCTCAGGGTTAGCTATTATGGCTAATCAGAAGAGCTCGTATCAGCCCGAACAAAAACAGTCAAAAATAAGTGTTACCTTTGCTAGATACAATAACAAAGGGTCAATCAGTGAATTACTAAGATAGATGAAAGAGGTAAATGTAAACATATCGGCTGCAGGTTTTCCTAGTCAATTTGTTTCAGATGCAGAGAAAGCAACTGACGAATTTGGGATACAGATAGGTCAAGCAATACAGTACGAATGGTTTAAGAGGGATGGTAATTCATGTAGATACTACGACCAATGGAGAGACTTTCATAGGCTAAGGTTATACGCAAGGGGTGAGCAGTCTGTAGCAAAATATAAGACTGAGCTTGCTGTTGATGGCGACCTTTCATATTTAAACCTTGATTGGACGCCCGTTCCTATCCTGCCTAAGTTTGTAGACATCGTTGTTAACGGAATGTCTGACAGACTTTTCAAGGTTAAGGCCTACGCTGAAGATGCTATGTCTCAGGAGAAAAGAACTCAGTATCAGGATATGATAGAGGGTCAGATGGTAGCCAAAGACGTTCTAACTACAATACAAAAGAACACAGGTGTTAATCCATTTACAATGGACCCTGATGACTTACCTGAGAATGACGAGGAACTTTCCTTGTACATGAACTTAAAGTACAAGCCGGCTATTGAAATAGCTGAAGAAGAAGCTATTAACACTTTGTTTGCTGAAAATAAATATGTAGACCTAAGAAAAAGGTTTGATTACGACCTCACCGTATTAGGGATAGGGGTAGCAAAGCATGAGTTCTTGCCGGGTGCAGGCGTTAAGGTTAGTTATGTAGACCCTGCAAATGTAGTGTATAGTTACACTGAAGACCCTCACTTTAAGGATTGTTTTTATTGGGGTGAAATTAAAACCGTACCTATTGTTGAGTTGAGTAAGATTGACCAATCACTTACTAACGAGGATTTAGAAAAAATCTCTCAGTACAGTCAGAGTTGGTACGACTATTACAACACAGCTCAGTTTTACGAGAATGATATTTTCTATAAGGATACCGCTACGTTAATGTACTTCAATTACAAGACAACTAAAAAGATTGTCTACAAGAAGAAGGTGTATGATAATGGTGGCTCTAAGATGATTGAGAAGGATGACCAATTCAACCCTCCTACGGAGATGATGGATGAGGGTAACTTCGAGAAGGTAGAGAAAACTATTGACGTTTGGTACGAGGGTGTTATGGTTATGGGGACGAATATCCTACTTAAATGGGAAATGGCTGAGAATATGGTTAGGCCTAAGTCTGCTAGTCAGCATGCTATTCCTAACTATGTGGCTGTAGCTCCTAGGATGTATAAAGGAGCTATTGAGTCTTTAGTAAGAAGGATGATTCCCTTTGCTGATTTGATTCAGATGACACACTTAAAGCTTCAGCAGGTAATAGCAAGAGTTGTCCCTGACGGTGTTTATATTGATGCTGACGGATTAAACGAGGTTGACCTTGGTACGGGTAGTGCGTACAACCCTGAGGATGCTTTAAGATTATACTTCCAAACAGGTAGTGTGATTGGTAGAAGCTACACGCAGGACGGTGACTACAACCAAGGTAAGGTTCCTATTCAGCAGCTAACATCAAATTCAGGCGCTAGCAAGACGCAAATGCTTATCGGTAACTATAACCATTACTTAGGAATGATACGCGCTGTAACAGGCTTAAATGAGGCGAGAGACGGTTCTACACCTGACCCTAATTCTTTGGTTGGTGTGCAAAAGCTAGCAGCGTTAAATTCTAACACAGCTACAAGACACATCTTAGATGGTAGTCTTTACATGTATAGGACGTTAGCTGAAGCTTTAACATACAGGGTTTCTGATATACTAGAGTATGCTGACTTTAAGGATGAGTTTGCCAATCAAATAGGTAAGTACAACGTAGGTATACTAAATAGTATTAACGACCTGTACATATATGACTTTGGGATATTTATTGAGGTATCTCCTGATGAGGAAGAAAAGGCTCAGCTAGAGCAGAATATACAGATGGCGCTATCTAAGGGTGATATAAACCTAGAGGATGCTATTGATATTAGAGAGCTTAGAAACTTAAAGCTAGCAAACCAATTATTGAAGGTTAAGAGAATTAAGAAGCAAGAGCGTGATGAAAAGATGGAGATGCAGAAGCAATCTATCACAGCTCAGCAACAAATTAAATCTCAGCAGTTAGCAGCTCAAACAGCAATGCAAAAGATTCAAGCAGAGAGTCAAGCCAAGATGCAAATCAAGCAGGCCGAGATAGCTTTTGAAATTGAGAAGATGAATAATGAGGCTAAGCTTAAGTCTATGCTAATGGAAAAAGAGTTTGACTTTAACCTTCGTCTTAGGGATATATCTGAAAACGCTTTAAGTGAAAGAGAGGGTCAAAGAGAAAAATCTAAGGCCGATAGGATTAGTCAGCAAAACACAGAGCAGAGTAAGTTAATTAATCAGCGTAAGAACAACCTACCGCCTCAGAACTTTGAGTCTAACGAGGATAGCTTAGATGGGTTTGACTTAGCTGAATTTGACCCAAGGTAGTATGGCGACAAAAGGTAGAACAAAAAAGAATAAGATATGCCCTGCAGGAATTGCGTGGGCAAAAAGAACATTCGACAGATACCCTTCAGCTTATGCAAACATGGCTGCAAGTAAATATTGTAAAGACCCTAACTACGCTAAAAAATCTAAAAAATAATGGCAGCATACGGAACTAAAAAGAAGAAGCCTAAAAAACCAAAATACTAATGGGTGAGCTTAAAAAGTGGAGAGATGAGAAGTGGGTTCGTATAGGGACTGACGGTTCTATTAAAGGAGCGTGCGGTACTAGTAAGAATAAAAATAACCCTGATAGATGCTTACCACTTAATAAAGCTAATAGTATGAGTAAAGCAGAAAGAGCTTCAACTGCTAAAAAGAAAAAGAAGTACGGCAGAACAAAACAGTTTGTGTCCAACACCAAGGCAGGCAGGGTCACAAGAAAAAGTGTCTAAAATATAAATAAATTTTGTTTAACTTTGCATAAAATCAAATCAAATGGAAATTAAAGTAAAAGCGTTAGACGATGTAGAGCAAAAATCTACAGCGGAGGTGGAAGAGGAGTTGCTAGAAAAGCATGAAGAGCAGTTCGAGGACTCAACACCAACAGAAGAAGCTCAGGTAGTAGAAGAGCCGCAAGCCGAAGAGGTTGAGCAGCAAGAGCCGCAAGGCATTACCGAGCAGCAAGTTCTTTCACATATTAAAGAAAGATACAATAAGGAGATTACATCAGTAGATGAGTTGTTTGAAGAGCGAGAAGCTCAAGAAGAACTACCTGAGGATGTGGCTGCTTATTTTAAGTATAAAAAAGAAACAGGGCGAGGCATCAATGACTATGTTAAATTACAACAGAACTTTGATGAGATGAACCCTGACTCTTTGCTAAGGGAGTATTTAAAATCTACAGAAGCAGGTCTTGACAGTGATGACATAGACTTGATGATGGAAGACTACTCATACGATGAAGACATTGATGAGGAATCGCAGATTAAGAAAACTAAACTAGCAAAGAAAAAAGCTATTGCTAAGGCTAAGAACTACTTTACCGAGCAGCAGGAGATGTACAAGCAACCACTTGAGTCAAGACAGGAAGCTATCTCTGAGAGTGAGAATGAGGAGTACAAAGCGTATAAGCAGTATTTGAATGAGGCGGCAACGCAGCAAGAGGAAACAAAAAGAAAGTCTGAGTGGTTCTCACAAAAGACTGACGAGGTTTTTAACAATGAGTTCAAAGGTTTTGAGTTCAAGATTGGAGATGACCAAATCACTTTTAATCCGGGTAGTGCAGAGGAAGTAAAGAAGGCTCAGCTATCACCAATGAATTTTGTTAACAAGTATTTGGATGATAACGGACTTATGAATGACGCTGCAGGATACCACAAAGCACTAGCCGTTGCAATGAATCCTGAGAAGTTTGCTCAATTTTTTTATGAGCAGGGCAAAGCAAACGCAACAGAGGATGTTATGAGGAAGACTAAGAATATTAATATGGAGACTCGCAACGCCCCTGCTTCAACTGTTAAATCAGGAACACAGTATAAATCTTTGAGTAACGATTCAGGTCGAGGTTTAAAGATTAGAAGTATTAAAAGAAAATAATTTTAAAAAAACAAAAAATGGCAGGTTCAATTACAGGCAATGGATTCGCTTTACAGCCGAGTGCAGAGCAGGTTGCTACAAGTAGCAACTACATTACAGATTTTAACTTCTTGAATCAGTATCTACCGGATACTTACGAGAAAGAATTCGAGCGTTACGGTAACCGTACCGTAGCATCTTTCCTACGATTGGTAGGAGCAGAGATGCCAACTAACTCAGACCTTATCAAATGGGCTGAGCAAGGAAGGCTTCACACTAAATACGTAAACGTAACTACAGGCGCAGTAACCGGAGCTACATCAGCTACGTTTACAGTTAATGACACTTTAAATCCGGGGTCAGGTTCTATTGCTATCCGTCAAGGACAAACAGTTATGTTCAGCAACAATGTAGGTGGTCAAAACTTCAAAGCAGTTGTAACTTCTGTTGACACAGCAAACGGCACTTTCGTTGCAGCGTTCTACGATGCTACGGTAACTATTGCAGCATCACAGACATTTACTTGTTTTGTTTACGGTTCTGAGTTTAAGAAAGGAACAGTGGGTATGGAAGGTTCTTTGGAATCTGAAGACATTTTCTTCGACAACAAGCCAATCATCCTTAAAGACAAGTACGCGGTATCAGGTTCTGATATGGCTCAAATCGGATGGGTTGAGGTTACTACAGAGAACGGTGCTACAGGATACCTTTGGTACTTGAAGTCTGAGCACGAAACTCGTCTTCGTTTTGATGACTACCTAGAAACAGCTATGCTAGAAGCAATTCCTGCAGCTCCAAACTCAGGTGCAGAAGGTGCTTTATCTACTTCAACTGCTGCAGTAGGAACTGTAAACGCAGGTTCTGAGGGTGTATTCTACGCGGTAGAGAACAGAGGTAACGTATGGTCAGGTGGTAACCCTAACGTATTGGGTGACTTTGACGCTGTTATCCAACGTCTTGACAAGCAAGGTTCTATTGAGGAGAACGTAATCTTTGTTGACCGTCAGTTCGGATTCGACATTGATGATATGTTAGCTGCTCAGAACTCTTACGGTGCAGGTGGTACGTCTTACGGACTATTTGACAATGACGAAGAGATGGCCCTTAACTTAGGATTCACAGGATTCCGAAGAGGGTATGACTTCTACAAGTCTGATTGGAAATACTTGAATGACCCAACTATGCGTGGTGGTTTACCATCAGGAGCAGGTTCAGGAAAAATTAACGGATTGTTAGTTCCTGCAGGTTCAACTTCAGTGTATGACCAAATCTTAGGTAAGAACGCTAAGCGTCCTTTCTTACATGTACGTTACCGTGCTTCACAAACTGAAGACCGACGTTACAAGACTTGGATTACAGGTTCAGCAGGTGGCGCAGCTACTTCTGACTTGGATGCAATGGAAGTTAACTTCTTGTCTGAGAGAGCTGTATGTACTTTAGGTGCAAACAACTTCTTCTTATTCCAAGAGTAGTA